TTACCGCCATCACCACCATCACCACTGGTTGCCCAGTTGAGTCTAGTTCTAGAGGAGGTTGCACCACGAACATCACGAGAAATAATACGAGTATCTTGTACCCTATCACGAACAAACTCAGCTCTTCTTACGTTAAGAATAGTCTGTTCTCTTTCTTCTGCAATACCAGTTGCAGAGTAAATCTTTTCTGCCTTTGAAGAATGAAGTCCTGTTTCTGGATTGTTATTGATATTGTCAATCAATCTAAGAACACGTTCACCAGTTCTGAAACGAAGTTCGTCAGTATTAGGAATATAGAATACACCAGTGAAACGGCCAGTTTCGTCTGTTACTAGATCATCTGTATCTTTTTTCATTGTTGGAACAACAGTCGTAGAACTTGAACCGTTGATTGCAGTCAAAGTACAAGTATTTGTACCACCATCTGTGCTTCTAGGAATTACACCAGACAACACATCACTCACTGCAAAACCGTTGTAGATATTACTTACTTTAATATTAACTGGAAGTGTTGTTGCAGTTGCAGTTGGAATCTGCACAGTCACGTGGCCTGATGCCTGAAGTCTTTGACAAGAACCACCAGAGGTATATGTACCAACAGTTCCTAAATCGCTCCCATCAAGTTCTTGGATAGTAATATCAGAACCACTTACACCAGTTACAATGTAATTATTATTTCTTGATACTGTATAGTTAAGTCTTGTTGCACCACCAATACCACTCAATTGAACATGGTGTCCTACACTAATTCCTGTTGCACTGTTTACAGTTATTGTTGCAGTGGTAGTATTTGTTCTTACAACATTTGTTATATTAGTTGCAGTATGTGTTTGGTTCTTGATAATGTCACCGAAACCAAACGCCCTTACCTGTTCACCATTGAATGCTCTTGCTGCATCTGTTGACGCTTCTGGCCCAACATCTTCAAGATTATTAAAATCAAAATTGTCACGAGATGTGGATGTTACTGTGAAAGTATCATCTGGACGAAGATAATCTGAAACATTTTCGTTGTCAAAGAAACCATAAACTCTTGTGTCTGGACGCATATTTTGAACTGCAATTGCAACAGGGCGTGATCTCATAAATGGTATCATGTTGATACCAACAATTCTATCACCTAGATTTTTGGATTCAATTGTAGATTCAATTGATGTTTGAATTCCAGAACGAACTTGTCCTACTTGTTGTGTACCAACTCTTCTAGTTGATGTTGTAGTAAAGTTAGAAGTACCGCCTTGGTTATTACCAGTACTAAATGTTCTACTCCAAGATTCTGTTCCTGTCCAAACTCTTTCACCAAACCATGAGTTCTGCCATGAGTTCCAAACTGTACCAGTTACACCCATTTCTTCTGCAAGACGATTGATAACATCAAAGTTATTATCATCATCAACAATTACGTCAGGCCTGCGAGTGACATCATTCCAATCATCAGAATAAGGAATGAGTGTCATCTCACCAGTAAATGGTGCAACCTTATATGGGTTTACATCAAAACTATCAGATGCGTATGGGTTTTCGATATATGTTGTTTCTGTATAAGGAAGAGTGATGATACCATCTTTGTGTCTCTTATAACCAGAAGATGCTCTTGCTGATGCAGTTGATGTTGTTTCAACCATACCAACGGTATCACTGAACGCCATTGGACGGGCTTCTCTTTTTTGGAAGTCTACGGCAATCTTATAGTCTGGACTTTCATAATCACCAATTGCGTGTCCAGTAAAGTTGTCAACAATAAATCCATTCTTGAGTCTGTCATTACCATCATCGTCTTTTAGAACAAGAGAGGCAGTTTCTTTTTCAAGAAGGTTTAGGGATGTATAAAATTCTAAGTTAGAAATTCTCTTATCTAGTTTACCAATGTCACGCATAGTATATCTACGGTTGTCGAATTTCTTGGTTTGAATTTCATCAAGATTAACAACATATGGAGACATCTTAATTTCAAACATAACCATACCACTATCTGGTGATTGTGGTGGTAGTGCGTTAAGAGCTGGAACACCAGATATAACTTTGAAGAAACCTAGTCTATCCATGTAAATCAAATCTGTTCTTGCAAGATAAAACGAGAAGTCGGCAGAAAGATTAGTACCGATATGTGGTAGTTCTGTGATTGATGCAGTTGCACCAGCGAATGTTCCACTGTCATCTACACGAGGACGGAAATCAAAACAGTCTCTTAGGTCAAAAGAAGTACCAGAGTCTTTTGATACGAAAGTTGGAATACTCTTATAGTCAAGTGAGGAATATGAATCTACTGAGAAGTAGTCACCGGCACCATGTGTAAAGTAATCAAAGGTTACACGAAGAGTACCAGTTGGAACTGGTTGTCCTGGCTTCAATCTGATAGATGCAAGGTCATAATATGCATCACGCATACCAGTGTCGAATGTGTATCTACTTGTAATATCAATTGCATTAGTAGAACTGTATGCACCAAACCCTGTCGCCATGTGGACTGAACGAAGTCTGTAACCATCTGCCTTGCCTAGAGTTACATTTGTAATCGCTGCGGCCGCAGACGTTGTGATATCAGAAGTTGCACTTTCAACCAAACTCTTTGTCTTTTCTACTGCCGCAGTTGAACTCAAATCAACCGAGGCAATAAGTGCAATCTGATCACCAACAGTAATTGCGTTTTGAGTTAGTGATGTTAGTTGTTGAAGTTTTACCTGTAGTCCACCACCAGATACAACAATGTTTGAAGTTGCCAAGTCTAGAACTTCATTCTGTGTTGTATTCACAGCAACATAGTTCTGCAAGTTCTGAGCAGATGCAAAGGATTCATTATCCTGTACGTTGAATGTTACAGAACCACCGTCTGCACTAATAGATGAAGTTGCAGAAAACTGTCGCCTTATTGTGTAAGAAGTTGACTGTTCGTTATCTGGGTTAGTTGTAGAGTCACCTCTAATCTTTCTTAGTCTAAAGAAGTTACTATCGAACACGAGGAGTTTTTTGTCTGCCTCGTTAATCTTTGCATTAAATCTTTTTGCAGAACCACCAGTAATTGTTGCGCCACCGTATGCAGCGATAGTAAGTTCAAGGTTGTTTACAACTGTGACTGGGCCAATCGGGCCTACAGTATTTACAAAGATGTAGTCACCAGTTTTAAGTTCTGTATTGAATAGAGTACCAACACCTGTGATTGTCGTAGAACCATTTGTTACTGTAACAGAACCGAATAGTGATGTTTGGTCTGGACTTACATCTGCAAGAAAGTTTGTACCATCAAAGGACTTCACATCTCTTTCAAAGGTTTTACCAGAGTTCATATTGATGTCAAATAGACCTAGTTTGAAACGTGTCTCTGCAATAGTTCCTGTGTAGTCACCATCATGTAGTGCGAATGCACGAACTCTTGCAGTACCAACCTGTGAACCACCACCAGCAGTACCAGTATGAAGTTCATCAAACAATGCAATCTCTTCAAATACATTGATGTCTGGGAGTTCCTTTACGTTCTCAACCAGAACAAAGTTACCAACCGCTGTCTGAATTGGTCTATCAACTTCTCTATCAAAACTTCTTGGTTTATCTACAGAAACAATCTGTGAACCCATTGTCTCTAGTTCATAACCTTCAACATAAGCCTTGCCTGGGCCAATTGAAAGAGCAACCTTACCTTCATCACCAGTTGCAGAAGATAAGTATACACCACGATTGCTTCCATCGTTTAGGTGTTCTCTCTTTTCAAGAGTGAAAGGACGAACTTCATAGTCACCACTTTCATCGAAAGTTCTACGGGCGAGTGTATGTTCTAGGATAGAATAGTCTGAGTATTTTACAAATCTCTGTAGTTCACCATTAACAACACGAGCAAGTTCGATAAAGTCTGTGTCATCAGTTTCAGTCAAACCCTTCTTTACAAGTGTCAAAGTGATCTTAAATCTGTGAGCGCCTGGCGCATTCACGTTAGAAGAACCTTGTGCGTTGTCGAGAAGAGAACTATCTTCTTCTGGTGTCACAAAGTTTTCTGCAATCTTCCAACCGATACGATAACTTGGTTTACTACTATACTTGTCTAGAAGAATAACCTGTTCTGTATTCTCTACAAAGAAACCATTTACAAAGTAAACACCCTTATGTACCAAGAAGGCAGAACCAGTGCCTACAGAATCAGTTGCACCAGAAATAGATGCAGAACGCTCTGTGGTTTGGTTTGTTGTAAGTTTGAAGTTTGTTACTGTTGTGTTATTTGCATTTGTTGATACGATAGTCTCACCAGCCACAAACTTTTGAGTAACACCATCAGTACCACTATTCTCATACTTTACATAAAGAGTAAGAGGGTCAGTATCAGTTGCGGCAACAGTTCCAATAACCCTTGCCTTTAGTCCTGTATTGGATGAAACAATAATCTTGTCTAGGAACTCTGTTCTATAATCTTCAACAGTCTGTGCGTTGAAAACTGAATCCATTTTAATATAATCGTAGAAACCGTCATAGTTCATATCGCCAGGGATTACCATCGAACCCTGTTCAAAGATATGTTGTCCTAGTTTGTTAATCTGCTCCTGTAGAATAGTTTGCAACTGTGTAAGCTCTCTTGCTTGCACAGCGAAACTTGGACGAAACATTACACGATGAAAGTTTTTATTCGTAGCGTAATCGTCATTATATGGAGAGACATTGAAATTTGTTAGCGTTTCAGCCATTTACATCCACCTTTGTCAATTAGAATTCAACAACAATTTTAATATCTTCTGTCTGGTCAGAGGCACGAGATATTGGGCGTCTATTTTCTACATAGATAACCTTACCACTATCTGGTTGAAGTTCTGGGTCTGCATAACCATCTGCATCAAAGGATAGTGTATTACCGCCTGCAAGAGTTACAGGGTTTGTTGAAGGTTGTGCAGGCACACCAGTTGCACTAGAGGTTGCACCAACAATATCACCACTACCACTAAACGCAATATAGTCACCATTAGTATTGACACCATAGTTTTCCCAGCGTTCCTGTAGATAATAAAGAATTCTATTTGTTGTATCATATTCAACAACTCGGCCTACTGCGCCAGTTGTTGATTGTGTAATCTTTTCATCTGGTTCAAATGTTGCAGATGCAGATGAGAAGGCGACTGCATAAGTCTGTCTTGCAGTTGTTCCACTGAAAACACCAGTACCACCGTTTGTGGTTGGGTCAACAAGGATACCAACTTCTCTAAAATCGTTTCCTACTGCAAAGTCATCACCCTCGGCCTGTTCAAGTTTTGCATTCAACATAATGTAATGTCCACCAAGTTCTTCAATTGCATCGTGTCCGTGTCCTACTCTAGGCGAGATGATGGGAACAATTGCACCGTTAGTTCCAGTGCCAATTGAAACAGAAGAGTTAAGTGCAGAATCAGAATAAACGTCTGTCAAGTCTACTGTTCCGTATGTGTATCCCACACCAGCGTTTTCTATCTGAGTGTTCGTAGCAAGAGAACCAAATGCTTGAATCTCTCCACCACTCACAAAAATCTTTACAATACCACCAGTACCATCTCCACGAATAGGAGAGTAGTAAATACCGCCTGGATTGCCAGAGCCATCAGTACCATTTGTATTTGAGTAACCAGAACCACCAGTTACTTTTACAACTTTAACTGGGGCGCCATTGAAAGGTGCAGTATCACCAGAACTTGTTTCTGCATCACCAGATACAGTTGTATCAGTATTAACTGGAATAAAGTCTGTAGTAACAAACTTCTGAATTTGTGATGTAGATAGTGTGTACATATACTGTAGATAATACCCACCCTCAAAGAAAGGGTCAGAGTTAGTAGATGTAGGCCCCGTTGCACCAGCGGCAATCGGATCACCACCGTTGTTGTCTAGAACCTTATACACTTTGTATTCATCAGTGATGAAGTAATATGTAGAGTCGAACAAGTTTGTTGCACCAGAGTCAGTTGTGTTTGATGAACTGATGTTATGTTCGTACATATCATAAGTTGTTCCGTTTGCATAGTTTCTTCTTGGTATTACATATGTAACATCAGTAGTTCCAATGCGTTTGGCAGCAATCATTGAATCCCACTTATAGTTATCAAGAGTAATAGTATCTTGTGGAGTTGGGGGTGTCGTATCTGAGCCGCCACTAGTTGTACTGGTAAATGGTGAAGTCTTACCAATGAACAAATAATAGTTACTTGCAGATGTCTCAGAGAATGACTCGTAAAACTGTTCTGCATTGTGTTGTCTGAATTTTTCAGTAATAATCGCTGCCATTTTATTTTTCCATTATTCCTTTTTACAAAGTTATTTATTCGGTTACATCGCAACCCATTGTTGGTTTTCTTCATCCCAATAACTTGGTTCAGAAGGAGTTGCAACAGGAGCTTCCCAAGTATAGTTTGTTGTATTCAGTGTCCATGATGGGTATGGTTTAATTGGATAAAATGCATCTGCAACATCACTTGCCTTTACCTCATCTTTTAAAAGATTTCCGGCCATATATTGTTCAATTGTTAAGCCTCTAGATTTTGCTCTTTTTGCTATCATGTCTGGATTTAATAGCCCACTACGAATACGATCTGCATTAATACCATTAAATCGAATGCCATATTTGCTGGACTCAACAACATATTGTTTCATTAAAAACATAAGTGTTG